AGAATCATTTATGCGTGAAGCAAGGATACCCTATACAAGTTTTGATATTGCTCCACTAATGAATAATATTTTTACAGAGCAATACAATAATGGTGTATTAGACAACTACAGAGGTCGTGCCACTGCACCCTATCTTGATCCTGTGTGTTTAGCAACTGCGATTGAAGCATGTGTACTTGATAGTTCGCACTATTACAAAAACTATAATGCCACAGGCATAGTGCAACTTGGTATTGAACAAGTAGCAAATACTATGATTGCAAATGGATTTCCTGTAACTGAAATTGTTAATGCACAGTATGCAAAGTCACACACTGCAATGGAAAACTATACACATGATTTTGCACTAATGAAAACACTTGGTGCTAGGTATGTAACTGAAAACTGGACACCACATGCAAGTCTGGATCTTAAACGTGTTTTTAATTTAGACAGCAGAACATTAGATCAGTTTATTAAAGATGACAAACATATCTTTACAAAACATTTTGCAGAGGATAAAAATCTATGACAGTATTAATTGCTGGAGGAGATAGTTTTACATATGGAAGTGAGTTACCCAGTCAGGAACATGCATGGGCTAACCTAGTTGCACAGCGTAAAGGCTGGAACATTTGTAATACTGCTAAACCTGCAGCAAGTAATAGTAGTATACGGCGCAATGTAATGGATGCAGTAAACAAGTACAAGGATTTAGAATTATTTGTTGCTGTAATGTGGAGTTTTCCTAATAGGTACGAATTTCGTTTTGCATATGATACTGGACATATTGATTCACCCTGGTATAGTATTAACCCCTGGACATATGACGACAGCAAATTTGAAGAACATTTTTTTAATAAAGATGATGCAGTTCTTGAAGCACAACAAGCAAACAGATTAAATGCAGAAGCAACAGGTATAACTGATTTTGCTAAAAGTTATGTACAAAACGTAGCACAGACAGAGTATTGGGAACTATATACAAGTTGGTGTGAAATAGTTATGTTACAAAACTATTTGGATAATCAAGACATTTCATATGCATTTCTAAACGTAGATGACAGTTTGTTTGCTTGTAATATTCCAATGGATACTAGTTTAACAACACTAAGACAGAGTATTAACTGGTTTGCACATGATGAAGGCATGTTTAATTGGGCAAAGCGAACAGAACAAGAGTTTTATACTACTCATCCTACTGAGTCTGCACATATAGAATGGATAAATATGTTATACGATAGGATAGTGTAATGGACGTTGTTGACATCATCAAAAATACAAAAACCATTTATATGAGTGAGAGCAGTCTCGAAACTATGATGGACATAGAGCGTGTTATGGATAGTTTAGACATGTATGCTTTTAAAAATTGGAAAAAAGGCGAACTTGTTGAAGGTCCTATCCGTAAAAAGCACTGGGTAGAGGCAACATTTATGTGGCCCAAAAAAGCAATGCCTGATCCAGACGGAGCAAAACGTTTGCTTGGTTACAATGCTGTAGTCACATATGAGCAAAGCAAACTTAGTACACCAATTAAAATTGAAGACTATAGTGATTTTCGTCCAGGTACAAAAAAGGCTAAATTGCGTGAAGATCCTGTTTGGCTAGTAAAAGTTAAACTTCCTGTAGAACTTATTAAAGAATTTAAAGATGGATATTTGGAAATTGAAGGCAGTGAAGTTGATCTACAAGAAATTGATGATGCTTATGCAGAAGGCTTAGATCAGAGCGAACTTATGGATGTTAAGACAGACGAGGAACAACAGGATGGCGCTTGATCCACAAGACCTTGAAGGTCGAATAGAAGCAACAGTACACTTCGACGAGTACAAGCCAAAGATGGGCAAAGATGATGCAGTCATTGTTGCTACATTTAAAGTATTTGGAAAGCAGGCTGCACAGGATCTAGAGAACTTTATTGAAATGGGATATGACTGGGTAATTGATGCAGAGACTAGTGCTGGAGAAATTAGCGAAGGTCGTTACATAGTATTTGTAGAAGCAGAACGCCGTAACAGTTACCCGCAAAAGTTTATGAGCATGATCAGCGATTTAAACAATCTCACAGATGTAGAAGATTGGACCATGGTTTATTTTGCAAAGCCAGACAGTAAGAAAAATGCAGTGCAAGCAATGAGCATAGAAACACTAACAGCAAGTATTCCACTAAGTCCAAAGAAATACAGAGACACAAAAACAGCAGCAATTGCTATTGAAAGTATATTGAACACAGCGAGAGTACCTCGCACAAAAGGAGATATCAATGAATTTAGAGCGTTTACAAGAAGATCTCGCGACTGACGAAGGCGTAGTATATGAAGTATACCTGGATCATCTGGGTTTGCCTACTGTTGGCATTGGGCATCTTATCCTTGAAAGTGACCCCGAGCATGGTGCTGATGTCGGTACTCCAGTAACAGAGGAACGTGTTACAGAACTTTTCCAACAAGATTGTGAAATTGTACTAGGAGATTGTCAAATCCTCTATCCAGACTTTGATGACTTGCCAGAAGAAGTACAGTTGATTGTTGCTAATATGATGTTTAATATGGGCCGTCCAAGACTAAGCAAGTTCAAAGGCATGAAGCGTGGTGTTGATAATCGCGATTGGAACGATGCTGCAGATGAAATGGTTGACAGTGGATGGTATAGACAAGTTACTAATAGAGCACAACGTCTTGTTGATCGTATGAGGGCTCTAGCATAACAGACTTGGAGGCAACTTGAGTCAGATAAAATACAAACCAACTACATGCCAGAACTGTGGTGATTACAGTCATTGCGGTTCTGCAAATTGGCGTGAAGAACGAGACTATGACGGCGGCTTTAACATTATAAAAGTGTGCGATGCATGTCGTTGCAGTTTATGTAGCGAAAAAGGATATCAAGATGGTTAAAAAATGGATTAACAGTAGAATTGAAGAACGTACCTCATGGGACGGCGCGATGCTTATTGCACTGGGATTAGTAATTCTTATTGCAGGACCATTTGCAAAACTAGCAGCGTATATTGCTATTGGGTACGGTGCATGGACAATTTATAAGAGCGAGTAAATGTTTAAAGTCTATGCATTAATTGCACTATTAGGAATACTTGGCATTGCAGGTTACGGTGCCAAGTATTACTACGACACAACGCAAGCAGAAATAGCAACGTTGCGAGACAACAATGCTAAACTAGAAGTTGCGATTGAAACCAGTGAAGCAAGTATAGACACACTAAGAGCAGAAGCAGCGAATAACGCAAAACTACAACAAAACTTGCAAGCACAGTTACAAGAAGCAGAAGCGTATGGAGATAATTTACGCAAAAAACTTCGTCAATTGGACTTGCTTGGAGATGCATTACGAGATGCAGCAAATCTAGAAGGACGTATGAATGGCGCAACAGCAAAACTTTGGCGTGAAATCATGGGCGAGACCGGTAGCACTGATGGCAGTAGCCGTCCTCTTCCTAAGTGGTTGCAGTCGGTTCCAGCCGGAGCCGGAAATCCAGGTAGTGACGCAAACGGTGAAAACAACAGTACCGATAGCGACGCGACCAAAGCCAATTGATTTAGTTGACACCCGTGTATATGTAGTCAACCAAGCAAACCTACAAAAGTTTATCGAGGACTTTAAGGCAGAGAATGGCGACTTGGCTTTTGTTGCACTCAGCGTTAAAGATTACGAAAATTTAGCACTAAACGTAGCGGAACTTCGCCGCTTTATCAATCAACAAAAAGAGATTATAATCTATTACGAAGAGGCAATGAAGCCCGATGAGTCAGCCAACAAAGACCAAAACGACTAGTACACGTTATGGGCCTATGACTTACTATGCAGATGATCCAAGCATTGGTCGTAGTTTAGAAGTTTATGGCGAATACTGCCATCCAGAAATTGAACAGATACTAAGCATGGTAAACAAAGACACTGTGTATTTGGATATAGGCGCAAACATAGGCACACATAGTATAAGCATTGCTCCCTATGTACAACAAGTTCATGCATGGGAACCTGACGATTACAATTTTAATCTTTTAGGTATAAACACAAAACCTCATAGAAATATTACTATTTCGCACAAAGCAATAAGTGATAATAAAGCATTTGGCTATACAGAATTTGATTTTGGTAAGACTAAATTTATAGAACAACCTGGCGCACAAACACGCAGATCAAAAACTCTTGACGGCTATAGTATGGATAAAATTGATTTTGTAAAATTGGATACAGAAGGTTATGAGTTTAGAATACTGCAGGGCATGGGATATACACTTACGCATTTACAGCCTGACATGCTTATAGAAATGCAGGATGAAACAGCATATAGTAAGATATATGATTACTTAACTATATTTGACTACTACATGTATTGGTTGCCTGTTCCAACATTCAACCCAAATAATTTTAAACATGAAACTGTGGACGTATTTGGACCACAGCACGGAGTTATTAATTGGATTTGTAGTTCCAAACAGTTAAATACAACACTGCAACCAGTAGTGGACAGAGACGACACTGTGGAGCGTATGAACTGGAGGATACAAAACAATGTGGGACATGATCTCAAACATGGCGAGTGATCGCTTGTGGATATATACAGGAATAGCAGGATCACTTTTTGGCGCAGCATTTTTGTTTTGGTTCAAAGATACACGCATGGCTATATGGGCTGTAGGCAAGTTTGATAGCACCCTAGAATACCTAGCATTACGTTGGGGTTGGACTTGGTTACAAAATGATCCTAATGCATGGCGCACAAAGTATCCAAAAATTACAAATAAAATTGATGATTTAGAAGCACGAATCAAGAAGTTAGAAGATTTGTAAGTCCATATAAACGTTTTCTATCTATGCTCATTGCTGCATGAATAATATTGGTAGGTCGTAATTTTAGTGATCTACAAATATCCATGTACTTGCTATGATAATTATCTATAAAATAATCAACTGTTGTGTAATCCATAACATAATTAGCAACACCTAGTGTGCAGTGTGGGATCATTAGTTTATCATTAAACAAAGTAACATTATCAATACTAGATTCTCTAGTCCATCTTACACCTATTCTATTCCATGACATAGCAATTGCTTTACTAAAACTCATTGCAAAACTTTTTACGCATGGAAAGTCAATGTTACAATCAATATTAAATGCTGCTGGCATCCAAGCACCGTCCAAGTGTAAGTCAATGTTTAACTGATTGCATGCTTCCACGATCTCTAGGAAGTTTTTGGGTATACCCAAACTGCCTGTAAATGGAAAACTCATAAGCAATGGTTTATCTGCTTGCAATGTTTCTACAGTCACATAATTAATATCAGGACTAATTTTTTTGTAATATCCATAGTCATGTTCGAAAATCTGTACGTTGTTCTTTCCGTTCATTATTAAAATATTGTCAATAAAATGATTACATCCCATAATAATGTCTAACTTAGGAAAACTATCCAAGCCATGTATTTTTCTATGATTACTTGCTAGTAACCAATTACTTGCTCTAACTTTAAAATCATCATAATCAACATTAATATCAATAGCACATTCGTCGCGTAGTTTTTGGGTAAAATTATCGCTTAGTGGACTTAGTCCATCTGTTTGTAATTGGTTTACATCATACATAGGTATGGATTACTATACTTTGTTTGCTTGTATTTGTCAATGTAAAATCATTGCTGCAATGTGGGAGTGTGCTATCCCACCAAATCAAATCACCGTGTTTCCATATATGTTCTACATTATCTACGATAGTACTAGACTTATTACATAGTGATATATCATCATCTACACTTACTGGAATAAGGCAACTAATATAAGGTGGTTTGTCCCACACATCAACGTGCATTTTTACAGGAGTTGTGCTTTTCAAATAATGCGCAAAATTTAATTTTGTGTCTTTACTAAAATGCTCTCTAATTTTTGGCATTATTACCTTTTCAAAAAGGATAAATCCTTTTATATTATTTTTATCTACGCCATGACACTCGCCTATGTCTATTGTAGATTTTGTCGGGGGACTATTCGGCGGGCCGATATTCAGCGGTTGATACTGTGTAGTAATTTCAAACTGTTTCATTATACTGACCCATTTTAATAGTTCAGTGGTATAAACAAATTCAGAAATAATGCCAGAACTATCACTGTGATTAATCATATATACTCTTTCTTTTAATGGGGATTATAGTAGTATTTATAAATATACAAAAGAGCAGGAGAATAAATCAATGGCTGAGCCAACTAAAGAAGATATTGCTGCAGCAAGAGCTGCATACCATCCAGCAGACAGCAATGGTGATGGAAAAGTTAGTCCTGAAGAAGAGGCAATGTACTTGGAATTTAAACGTAAAGAATTAGAAGATGCAGATGCAATGCGTGATGCACAGCGTAAGATGGCTTGGTTTAGTCTGTCAGGTATGTTGCTGTATCCAGCAATTGTATTAATTGCAGTGCTTGTTGGTGTTGACCAGGCTGCTAAGATACTAGGTGATATGGCTGCAGTATATTTTGTATCTGTTGCTGCTATTGTTGCAGCATTTTTTGGCGCACAAGCAATGGGCGCAAAACCTAAAAAGTAATTTACATGACAGTCTTAGTATAGTATAATTACAGTTATGAACTATTATGATGTACTAGGACTAGAACCTACATGTAGTCCTAAAGATATACAATCAGCATATCGCACTAAAGCAAAGCAGCATCACCCTGACAGTGGCGGAGATGTTGATACTTTTCATGCGGTTGCTGAAGCATATGAAGTTCTTAAAGACCCACATAAACGTGCAGCGTTTGATCATCGCAACAGTCGCAGACAAAACATTAAGATAAACACTAGTGATGTTTATGATGATATGTTTACTGTATTTGGCAGTGCAGGATTTCATCCAAGCAAACGCGATTACCAACGTGTAAAATCAAATAAAAACTTGGGCATCACTGTGGAATGCACACTTGAAGAAATACTAAGTGAACAACAAAAAACAGTAAGCATAAGACACACAGACGGATCAAGACATCTTGTGAACTTAAAAATACCACGTGGAGTAAACAATGGTACAAAAATTAAATATAGTGAACTAGGAGATCACATACATAAAAATTTAAGTCCTGGTGACCTTACTGTTACAATTAATATGTTAGACCATGAAGTGTTTACCCGAGACAATGACAACTTGAAAATGCACTTGACAATAGGCGCATGGGATGCTATAATAGGTACAGTAGTTCAAATACATACAATCGAAAATAAAACACTTAACTTAAATATACCAGCAGGCACACAATACGGTGCAACGCTGAAAATACCCAATCATGGTATGTACAACAAGTCAAATACAAGAGGAGATTTGCTTGTACAAGTATTGGTTAAAGTACCTGAAAACTTAACTGAACAACAATTAAATATATGCAAGAAATTACGGGATGATAAATGAAAACTGCTAAAGAAGTAGATCAAACACTAGCCTTTGCTGGCAAGATAGCAAGCAAATATGGACATCAGTACCTAAGTACAGAACATTTTTTGCTTGCCATATTAAAAAATAAAGAGTTTGCAAATTATATGCTGGAGTTTGGAGTTCAACTTGAAGAACTGCAACTTGATATAGAAAGCCATCTAGTGGATGCATTTGCATCTGTAGATGGCACAGGACAAATTAAAACGCAATCCTTGGAACGTGTGTTCAATCGTGCAATGACCAGTGTGTTGTTTAGCGGCAGAGAAACACTTACATTATTGGATTTGTTTATTAGCATTACTAGTGAACAGAACAGTCACAGTAGTTACTTTTTGATGAAATACAATGTATCCAAAGAAGAGTTTATGCGTTTTATGAAAACCAATAACAAGCACCGCCAGTTAAGCCAAAAACACGAACAGTATCTTGATGGTATTGTCAATGAATATTGTGAAAATTTAAATGAACAAGCACAAGCAAAAAAACTAGACCCAGTAATTGGCAGAGACGATATTATTGATGACATTACACAAACATTTGCACGCCGTAATAAAAGCAATGTGCTTATGGTAGGTGATCCAGGCGTAGGTAAGACTGCAGTAGCAGAAGGACTTGCTGTAAAAGTAGTAAGGAAAGAAGTGCCTGTATATTTACAAGATCACGTTGTTTATAATTTAGATGTAGCAAACATGCTTGCAGGTACACAGTATCGTGGACAGTTCGAAGAACGTGTTAAAGAAGTGCTTGAAGCACTTATTGCAAAGAAAAATAGCATACTATTCATTGACGAAGCACACACTCTTAAAGGTGCAGGCTCAGGTGGAAATGGTGGCACAGACTTTGCTAATATGTTAAAGCCTTACTTGGGCAGAGGAAAACTTAAAGTTATTGCAAGTACTACTTGGGAGGAATACAACAGTAGTTTTGAAAAAGATCGTGCGCTTATGAGACGATTTTATCACATTACTGTGGACGAACCAACACCTGCACTTGCTAAAAAGATTCTTATGAATAGTAAGAAATACTACGAAAAGTTTCACGGTTGTAAGATTACTAAACAGGCAGTTGCAGACGCAGTTGATCTAAGTGTGCGTTATCTTACAGACAAACGACTACCAGACAAAGCATTTGATATGATTGACAGTGCAAGTGCAAAGCAGCGCAGACTAGGCACAGAAAATCCAGTAATTGATAGTGAAAATATTGTAGAAGAAATCAGCAAGTATGCAAAGATTCCTATTAGCCAGTTAGGTGAAAAGAAGGAATCTGTAATACAACCAGATGCAATTAGTGATAAAATCAAAAGCAAAGTTTATGGTCAGGATACTTCAGTAGACAAAGTACTAGATAAAGTATGGGTTGCTAAAGCAGGTCTTAACAAGCGTGATAAAACACTGGGTGTATTTGTGTTTACTGGACCAACAGGCACAGGCAAAACAGAACTTGCAAAGCAACTTGCTGACGCAAATTCAATGAAACTACTACGCTATGATATGAGTGAATATCAAGAACGTCATACTGTAGCACGTTTTATTGGTGCACCCCCTGGATATGTTGGATTTGAAGATGGCAATCTAGGTGGAGGATTACTTATTCGTGACATTGAACGTAATCCACATGCAGTAATATTGTTTGATGAGATTGAAAAGGCACATCCTGATGTTAGTAATGTACTACTACAACTTATGGATGAAGGCTTTGTTACAGGATCAAACGGCAAACGTGCAGATGCTCGTAACTGTTTTGTTGTTCTTACAACAAACTTAGGCGCAAGCGAGGGCGAAAAGAATGCCATTGGCTTTGGTAGAGATCGTGTTGAGGGTGCAGCAGAAGATGCTTATAAAAAGTTCTTTGCTCCTGAGTTCCGCAATCGTATTGACGCAGTTTGCGCATTTAGTTCATTGGACGAACTTGCTAAACGTAAAGTAGCACTAAAGTTTATACAAGAATTGCAACAGCAACTAAAAGACAAAGGAGTTACACTGCACGTTGATGAACCAAGTATTGATATTATTCTTGAACAGGGATATGATGAACTTATGGGAGCAAGACCCATGGCTCGTGCTATTGACACGCTATTACGCATGCCTATTGCAAAGAAATTAGTTGACAAACCAGCAAATGGCTGTAAAATTAAAGTTAGAAATTCAAACAATAGTCTATTAATAAAGTTTAGGTACACAGATGGAACAACTGCAGAAGTTGGAGACGCTGAGCAATCAGCACAGCCTAGCGTTAAAGCATAACGATAGACTTTTTTACGGCAAGTATCTTTATCGTCTTGAAGTATTAATGTATCAGTACCGTGTGCCAGAGTTAATGAAGGTGAGAACCGTAGACTGGTGGGGATACAAAGTTGATACAGAAATAAAAAAAAGTTTTAGTGGTACAATAAGACGTTTTGCAAAAAGACACGATGATAGAGTGCGTGTTGAAAGAACAACACTTAATTACTATACTAGTGACCTTGATAATATAGATCAGGTTATTAAGTATGTAAATCGTCTTAACAGTAAAGAGCCGGATATTACTGATACAATACTTGAACTTGTAAGTGTGCGTTATTTTCCTGGCACAATGTTAGATCGTAACATACACTATCGAAAAAAACGCTTACCATATAATAAATTTAAATTTCAAATAGTAGGCGAACGTATGTCATTCGAAGAATTTACTGACTGGTCACGTTGGGCAAAGCAATATCCAGATGATATACAGATCAACAACAGTGATTTAATACGCAGATGGGGAACATGGTGCGGTGAAAACCTTGGATATGTAACCAATGAAAAATTATTACAACTTGTACAATTTAAACTTGGGTCAAAAGTAAACAAAATTATTGAATATCAAATAAGGAAAACAAATAAATGATGAATCAATCACTTCTAAGTACACTAGTAGAGCGCAAACTTGTAACAGAGGAAACACTTGTATATGCTAATGTTAAAAGTAAAGGTTTAGGTGGAAAAGATATCTACATCAAAAAGGATGTGTATTGGTATCCAGGCATGCCTGCAGGAGCAATTAACGACATTGAGGGTATGATTCCAGAGCGTTTTGCTAAAGCATATAACATTAAACCCGACGGCACTTACAAAGAACATAAAAAGCGTGGAAGGAAACCAAAAGATGTCGCAACACGTTTATTTGGATAACAGTTATACAGATGAACAAATTGCTAGAATGCAAGAATCAGATTCTGGCTCTTGGGTAATACATGACTTAATTAGTAGTAGTGATTTGACTGAGCTACGCAGACTTATTGATACAGTTGAATATCCAGAACATGGCAGCACAAGTAAGTATGCCGGAAGTGCCTATGAACATCCTCCCTATGGTCCTATCATGCGAGAGATATTTCACGACAAGTTAGTAAGTGAAATAGGCGACCACAAGTTAGATTTTTTTGCTTGGCAAGAAGCAATTAAGCCATGGAAAATACATGCTGACCTACGATGGTATGAAGATAAGATACCACACAAAGTTATATTAATACCCCTTGATGTAATTGCTGATGCAACGGGCTGGGCAGACACATATAGCATTACCTTTAAACAGCGTAGTTATTTAAGAAACAACGCCAATTCAAACACTGGACAAACAGGCAACACTAATCAATCTAGTTGGAAAAGACCAATAAATCAAAGTAATGTAGAAGGTTGCTGTGATGGGTATAAGATAGACGAAGAAACTTGGAACACATATATGAGTCACATGCCCTATGATTGGGCTGAAGGATTAGAGATAGAAACTATATATAAATGGAACCCCGGCAGTGCAGTAGTTTGGGATCAAACACAACTACACTGTGCAGACAATTTTCTAGCAAGGGGGATAAAAACCAAGTTAAGTATCCTAATAATGACTAACCAAGCATAGGCATAAATATACTATATTAATATAGGAGATACAAACCCATGCCAACAGTAACAAGAACTACCGGCACCAGTCATATGACAGTTGGAGTACAACACGAAGTAGGATGCCACTGTTATCTGTTAACAGTGCAAAATGCTAGTAATAGTGCTATTGACCTTAGAGCAGAAGATGATGCTGTAAATGAAGCAGTAGAAGCAATTATTATGGATCTTAATCCGCTTGCATACTTTATTACAAACAGTAGTGCAGGAACAGTAATGCTAATTATGGACAAGAACTTTAACGACCATACAACTTTGCAAGCCCGCATTAGATTAATTGGAAAAGATGATGGTGCAACAACTACTAGCATTGGTCCAAACGATATTGACATTAGTGGATCAGATGTACTACCAGTTAGATCATTAGGCGCACTAACAACTGAAGGCGTAATGGCGTTTACTGGCGCAAGTTAATAGGAATGTAAAATGGCTAAACTCAATGAACAGATGTTCGTGATTAAAGTAAGCGAACTATTAAGAGACGATCAAGAAGCAAAGCCGCCGCTTGATGCAGAAATAATGAGTCAGTTAGAAGCAGT